CTATGGGTTATACTTCGTAAGTCTTCTTTGCGCCCTTGTCCTCACTCGCCATAAAGTCCTCACCAAATGCCAAAGCAAATAGTTCCTTCTTCTCAGAGTCGGTGATTGTCTTAGCTGACAACCTTTGAGATAAAAATGTATAGCGTTCCATGGTTCTTCAGGTTATACGTTTACTCCAATGCTTGCAAGGTATCCCTTGTTGAGTACCTCTTGTCCTCCCTTGATAGTCTTGTCGTACTCCTTTTGAATTGCCTCTAGGCCATTGCTATACTTCTTGAGAAGCGTAGGGATAGTCACTCTCCATTCAAGGATAGCATATCCAAACTCTCTCTTGACCAAGATGCCCTTCTTCTCCTCCTTCTTCTGACGATGCTCGTCAATGAGTTTGTAGATGACCTCGTCAAAGGTGTAGCTACCAAAGTCCCAAGCATTGAGACAATCGTAGAAGAGGCTTCCCCCTCGACCCTCGTCGTAGACGTAGGCAACCTTCTTGCCATTCTGAAAGAGCGAGCAGTTGAAGCCACCGCCATCGCGCGTGTCAAAGAATTTGACTGATTTGATTGAATAGTTCATAGTGTTTGAATTGTGTTTCATAGGCGCAATGTACAAACGAATTGTAATAATCCAAGAGAAACCCCAAGATTTATTCAAAAAAAGTAGCGACCCCTTGTGAGAGCCGCTACCTAAAAACACTATGAAACTAGCCCGTCAAGTAGACCACCCTTGATGGTAGGACATCACCCATGTTGTTGGGGGCTAGGAATCGAACCTAGCTACATCATTGGCAGTGCGTTTGCTTGCATGGCTTGAAGTACACCATTGCCCCATCTGCTGAATTGAAATGAGACTGGGTTGGCGTTCCAACTCTCAGGCTCTACCTGTGTCGCCTAGTGGCTCGACTAAGATAGTCAACTTTTCTCTTCAAAGAAACTTAGGCACAAGGGAAGTATGCCTATGAAGCAAAGCAAAACCCCAAGGGGTTCTATCTCGCCATTCATGCTAGTCAGAGCGTAGATGACTATTGTCCCTCCAATGGTTCGCTTCGCACTCCATCGCTTCAGGTTTCCTTTGCTCTTGAAGACTTCAGTCAAGTCCAACTTGCCAAGGATGTTGAGTAGGGGGTTGGGCTTTTTCATTTCGATCCAAGAGTCATAAGGCAGTTGATAGCGACCGCCCCATCAATTACAACTCCACACCCTATCGCTTGCTTCTTGTAGTGTCGTGCGTAGGCAGAAGCATAAGCATCGTGGTCGATGCCGCATCCTACTTGCATTCCAAAGATTCGGAAGTTCCTACCTACCATCCAATCAACATAGCAAGCGGTGTGGATGTGGCCTTGAACGGTGGACATCATGTCATTCTTTGCCTTGGTTCGTGCGGTCCCACCTTCCCCATGGACGTATTGGACTCCATCTATCACCAGTTGTTCAACCCAATTCCAGTTAGTGCCTAGGACTTCATTGTATGACTTGACCCATGCCTTTGGGATTGCAGAGCTGAAAGCCTTTCTCATGATGATGCGGTCATGGTTTCCTATCAATACATCAGCGTGAGGGAAAGCCTCGCTCCAGCGGGCCACATGGTAGATGGCTCTCTCTAACTCCTCACCACCTCCGAACCCATCGGGGTCGGTCTCATGGTAGGAAGAGTAGTGATTGTCTATGATGTCCCCAATGAATACTACTCGATTGCAGTTGTGCCGAGAGTAGATATCTTGACAATGCTCTAGGTAGCCATCTAGGTCAAAGGGACAATGAAGGTCACCTATGACTAGGACACGGGAGGTCTTCTCAGTGAGCCAATCGTAGGCTCTCCTCATGCTCCCCTTGATGCGCGGTCGTATCTCTCTTAGTATGTCCAAATCACGTCTTGAGATTTGGCCTCGTCAAGGTCAACATGAATGAAGGTAGACCCCACCCCGATACGTCGAAAGCCCGCATCTAGCAGGGCTTCAATCAGCAAGTACCTCTTTCGACTATCGTCACAATGGATGTCAGCGGCTAGACCAAGAAGGTGGCTGCTATTCTTTGACGTTTTGTACCCACGATCCGAGAGGCTACGATGGTGCTTGATGGTGCGAAAGCCGCTGGTGACAATCATAGGATACCCATAGATGTCACGCGCAATATCAAGACGCTCTAGAAAGTCGTCCTCCATCATGCTCCCTGAGCCAGGCTCATCGGGAGAGTCAAACTCTTCACGCTTGAAGTATTTAAGTGTCATATCCCTTCCTTGCAATTAGTATCTTCAGTTCTTGGATTCCCTCTACGCACTCCTTGACTAGGTCTTTAATCTCTGACCTATCGCGTTCGAGTACTTGGACCCTTCCTTTGAGTTTAGCTAGCTCGGTGCTCATCTTTACCCATACACCTAGGATTGCTCCGATGCTTGGGAGCAATGATGTCAATATCACTTCTAGTTCCATGTTGTTTCTTGAGCCACGTTTGTAGCCGTTTTACATTCTCCTTCCTTGTTTGTGCCATATCAATAGTCTATTCCTCTATCAAGCACGTTGGCCTTTCGGTAGGTGTACTTGATGTCTTCCACCCCGTGGCTCACCGTCATGCCGTTTTGATTGTACGAGATACGCTCAGGTTGCATATCGGGGCTGGTGTTGCTCGTGTACTCAGGGTAGGAAGAAGAGTTGTGAATCAAGTAAGACACTAGACGCTCGGTGTAGAATTGAGCGTTCTGACGCGCTCTCTCTACCTCTCGGTGTAGGTCTTGCTCTGAGATGGGTTGACTATTTTCAGCACTACGGATCATCAAACCCCCGTTGTCAAGACGTACATAGAGGTTGGGGATTAACTCTACGAGCGTCCACCAGCAAGTAGCTTTACGAACGTAGCTATCAAGTAGGGTTTCATACACCCCCGATGGGCCACTACCACTTACGTCACTCTTGAGCTTGACCAAGAGGTCAGTTCCCAAGTACGATTGTAGGTACTTGTCTTGAGCCAAGATGATGGCTGGGACGATGATGCTATCTTCTACACTCCCATTGAGGGAGGTCAGACGCTTGACAAGGTCGGTGTTGACGAATAAGACTTCTGCGGTTAGTGCCATAGTTATCGGGGGTTGATGTAGCCTTGGTTGGGCATATTGCGAGGCTTGATGTCTTGCCTCCCTTTCGGTTCGCTTTTGATTTGGTTTGCCTTGCGCTCTGACTCAGGCAGTCGAGAGATGATGCGTCGTGCTTCTGCTACTGATACCTTGCGGTTGTTCTCCTTCTTTAAGTAGGTTTGACGAAGCCACCGATGGCCACACTGAGGGCCGCCCTTAAACTCCCAAATAGAGTAGGTGTCAGCCCCGTCCCTTCCAAAGCCGGGATTCACCGCAAGGCTTCCCGCATTCATAACGTCCTCTTTCCGCCATACCCTTCTAGCCCTTACCATCTTCTTGCAGAAGTCACGGCTATTGTCAGACAACTTGCCATCATACTTGTAGCGGATGCGTACGATATCATTGTCCATCTCGCTCGGACGCTTGGAGTCTCCTGGTACACGGCTAGCAAAGTGCCACAACTCGTCACGTGCGTCCTCAAGTTGTAGGTCAACCTCTACCTCATCTATCAGCTCGTAGGATTCGTCTACCTTCTCTCCCCTCTCTAGCAAGTATGTCAGCGTGGGGCTGAGGTCGTAGTCAGACTTGAGGTGGGTGCAACACCCATGCTCGTGGTGTCTTTTTTTTTTGAGTGAGGCTAGACGCTCGATGGCTTCATCAGCCTTCGCGTCATCTTGGAAGAGAGCCTTTGCCACATCAGGATCAAACTGAAGCATCTGAATCAGGAAGACGGTGGCTTGTTCCTTGGTGATGAGTCCTTCACCAACCTTGATGATGATGTCAAGAGCCGAGCTGATTTGCGCCCCGTTGTACGAGGCTTCCTTGTCAATGGTCACTTCATCCACGACCTCAGTTGATTCGTCTTGTGGTGCGTCTTGTGTGGCCTCCTCGGTGCTTGATGTGGGTGCATCAACTATCTCAGCTACGTCCATCACTATTGATGGGTTCAAGCCACTTGCTACAAGGATGCGCTTGACGGCATCTTTGATGATGCGTTGAAAGGGCTTGATGATTTGCTCGTCAAACAAGTCAGAGGCAATCTCAAGCTCTTGACTTGACCCTAGTTGCCCAGCGGTCTTGACTCCAAACATAGCGGGAGACACCACGCGGTGTCCCACCATGATTTTGTCAGTGGCCTCGGTAGAGAGAAACTCGTATTGTTTGTCAGCATCAGACAAAGGAAATGGCTCAAAGTCAGGCTTCCTATCGGGTTGATCCGAGTAGGTGACGATGAACTTACCTGAGTTGGTAGTGCCTGCCAACTGCCTCTCTATGTCATTGCGAATCTTCCTGCGCTCTTCAGGTGCGGGAACACCATTCTTGAAGTGGATAGTGAAGGAAGGAGCAAGACCATTGCGGATGTTGTTGACGTGGTACTTGCTTATTTCTTTATCAAGTTCGATGTAGTTGACGGAGCCAACGTAGTCGGGCTTGGGGTAGTAGAAAGAGCCTGGTGCAAAGGGCTTGACGTAGAGTATTTGGTTGGGGTACTCGTTCTTGTGTGCGGGGTCAAAGGCTTTCACCTTCACGGGGTCTTCGCGTTGGTCACTCCAATCTCTAGAGAACCAATAGAAGTCAATCTCGTCTTGTTCGTTGGCCTCGGCACTACGCAAGTTCTCAAAAGGACAATGCTTGATACTCGCAATCGTTGTGCGGTCAACGCTGAAGCCAATCTCTAAAGCGAAGCCACCTTGTATCTTGAGGTCTAGACAAGCCTTTCGTAGCTCGTCATCAAAACCCCACTCTTGTAGCTTCAAGCGTGTCTCTATGTCCGATGCGCTGACACCATTGCCAAAGACCATTTGACTGATGGTGTTACACAAAGCACCATGCACCGCGCTCGACTTGTAGAGGTCAACGAGATATTGTGGAAAGAGGTTGTCATCACCATAGTTGACCCACCCCCTTGGGCTTGGGGTCTCTTGGTATGACCTCTCTTGATATTGGGATAGGTTAAGAATGTCCATGCTTATTCGTAATATACTACATTGTCAGGGATGGTGATACTTGGCATCGACCACGCATCCTCCCCGGTAAAGGTCATAAGGCCACGCTCTAGCTCCCCCCATACATCTTGAGTCCTATTGGGGTCAATGTTCGTAACCGAGCTTTGCCCGTAGATGATGTAGGAGTATTGACCTGATTCGGTGATTTGGACGCTCCCTACTGCCGATCCACTTGAGTTGGTATTGATAAGAAACTCAGAGTATCTCTCGTTGTCTTGTTGAAGAGTCCCATTGGCACTACGGAAGATGGCGTAGTACTTCTTGTCGCTTTGCAGAGATTGAATCTGCAAGAGGTATGAAGCAAACGTCTCCCCCGCAAAGTCCTTCTTGCGTTGGAACGGGGTGACGTACATCGTCTGACTTGCCGTGTTTGTTTGTAGTGTGACCATGCTAGATAAACAAAAAGGGGAGGAAGCATTGAGCAACCTCCCCCTTTGAGTTAAACCAAAAACTCTTTTACGAGGCTGCGGCAAAGGTGATATTGCCACCACTAGTCGTAGTCAAGAAGGGTGCTGCAATCGTCTCCATCGCGGTGATTTCAACGGTGCAACCATTCAAGTCACCTACGGCTTGTCCACTTACGAACGTACCACCCGTGACCTCACACCCATTGGCATGACCCATCACCCAATAGTTGTCATTCTTGTCGCGAACGATAACCGAGAGACGTGCCCTGTTAAGGTCTGCAATCTCAGCCACATCAGCTTGACTCATCTTGTTAAAGCTCAGACTCAACACTTGTGAGTAGTGTACACTTCCATTCTCAGTGGAAGCATTCACCGTCTGAGTGAACGAAGATGAGCCAGCTTGCATCTCAAATTGTGGAAATGTCAGGGCTTCAGCCGCGTCACTAATCGCACCACTAGAAGGCTGGGCAAAGCCACCCGTACCAGCGTATTGACGAATGTAGACTTCGCGGATTCCACCAAGCGCGTCTTTGCATTGAAGAGCGCGTCCCGTTGTTGTGATTGTACAAGCCATGCTTTAGGAATTAAGAGTAAATATATCCCGCTGCCAAGTCTCCGTAGTTGCCTACTTGCGTACCACCTGAAAAGCGCATTGCTACGCGTACATTGTCTGAAGCATCAGTCAAGGTCATATCAACCATAGTGGCTTCAATTTGGTCAGTAGCGAGGTTGCAACCAAAGTGGAGATTATCAATCGTGGTGAAGATGAGAGCGTCATTTGGCATACCCGCTGGTACGATGATTTCATATCCCATGTAGGATTGAGGGACTGCCCCCGTCAAGATATTGCCTTGAGTAGGAGCCGCACCATTGGCGGCATTTGTAATCGTACCACCCAACGCACGTTGGAAGAGATACAATGACTTGCGGCTCATAAAGATTTTGGCGTTTGAACTATTCAAAACCGCGCTTGATCCGTTGCCTACCACCGCATCAACAAAACCTAGGATGTTGTCCGAGGTCACCGTTGAGAGCTGAGTGGGAGTTGCCGCAAGGCTTCCGTTGTTGTCTACAATGTTATGAAAGATTCCATCGAAGTGAGGGGCGATACCTCCACTAGCAGCACCGGTAGCCGCGTTGAAGTTACCCTGCCAAATAGCGCGCTCCACACCTTCAGAGACTTTGCCCGCCAAGAATTGGAGCAAGAAGGTCTCAAAGTTTGGAGGCAAGCGGTCACCCACCAAAGAGCGTCCTGTTTGCATGGCCTCCCAATCCGAACGGAAGTCACCTTTGCAAAGCTCCTGGTTGACCTTCAACTCGGTTGGTGTCAAGACCACTTCGTCTAGGTCGAGGTCTGAAGCGGTAGCAGTAAAGTCGCACCCGTAGGCGTCGATGATTTCAGCCGCGTTGCTCAACTTCTTGAGTACTGCCTTGTATTTTACGTTCTCGTGAACGGTGACATACCCATTCGCAATAGTGTCAGCACTAAGAATCGCGGGGGCAATGTATGGCAACGCCAATGCCCCTGCGTAGGAACTGGAGTTGATGTCTAATGATTTAGCCATTTTGACTTTTTATTTTGAATAGATTTCGTAGATAGCATTGACGCGGTCTTTTGCGTCCAATGTCTTGATGTCAGAAAACGTCATGCGCTTTGCATTGTCCTTGCTCTGACGAAGGCCGTCTTCAGCGCGTTGGCTGGAGAGCATATCCTTCATTGTAGAAAGCTCGTCTTTCGTCGCTTCCATGTCTTTTGCAAACTCCTCCTTCGCTGCTCCGACTGCCTTAGCAATCATAGAAGACAACTCAGACTCTGAGAGGGTGTAGGACATCTCTTCCTTCTTGTCCTCTTCTTTGTCTTCAGCCTCAACCTTCTCTTCTTCCTTCTCTTCAGCTTCCACCATCTCGGCAATCTTGCCTTCTGCTACGACGGTCTTGCCGCCCTCTTCGTACTCGTATTCTCCGTCAGGGAGTGGCATACGCTCACCCTCTTCGTTGACGATAAATACATCAACGCCAACCGCAAAAGCGTCAGCGTCGGTATAGATTTCCGTGCCGTTGGCAAGAGTCTTCTTTGCCATCTCGGTCTTTTCATCTTTGTTGTCAGGAGTATCCTGCATCTCCTTCTCATCCTTGTCCTCTTTTTCGAGGTGGATAGAGTATTGGTCAAAGATGTCTTGAATGCGTTCTTTGAGATTCATAATAGTATAACGATTTGGGGGGTTAGGTTCTTACATTCCATCAAGCCTTTTGTGACTTGGGGTGCTTCTTAGGTAGTAGGTCATTGTCAGTCGTGTAATTCTTGTTCTCAGGTCTCCCATTTTTCACGATGTACAAGAAGGCATTGACACGGGCAAAAGCCCAAGCACTTGCGCTCTTGATTTTCGGGGAGTGGCTTACGTTGAACGCTCCTAGTCCTCTTTGAAAGACGGCTTTCAACATACCTACATTCACCCCATATCCTAGCTTGTCCTTGTAGCGTTCGTTGAAGTCATCGCTCTTTTGCTTCAAGGTGGCCTCGTCAGCCTTGCTCACCTTCGCGGATCGTGTATCACTTGCATCTCCTTTGGCCGTTCCCTTGCCCTTGGGGTTAGGGTTGGGCGTGGAAGACTTGGGTGCTTTCTTGCTGGGCTTGACTCCACCTCGTGGGCCTATCTCAGCAAGGTTGTGTTCTTTGCAAGGCATATACCAGGTCTGACCCTCGAAGTCGTGAGTATGGAACCCGTCACACCCGATGTCTTGAGCTGCCTTGATAGCTGCCTCTTTTGTGGAGTATGCTAGTCGGTCATCAATGATAGCTTGATGCTCGTTGACCACTCGGCTTTCAAGGTAGGTTTGTAGCATCTCCTCAAGAGCCACTAGCCCCAACTCCATCTCAAGAGCAGACAACAACTCCAACTCTCTGAGCTTGGAGGTAGCCCACCTGAGACCAGCCTTCCCACCCCAAGCGTCATACATCAACTTGCCACATCCGTCATCGTATGACTTGGACTTCTCAAGGTCTCCCGCGTGACGCTCTAGGTATGACTTCATTCTCTTTATCACATCCACGCTGACGGGGTCGCCCTTGGCTAGTTGGCTAGTCCTTTGCTTCCCGACTGCCGTGCCACAAGACCCCCACCCGTTCTTCTCTACATACTCCATCACTCTCTTTGCATTGTTCTTGACTGCATCAGGGTAGTCGGTGTAGGACTCGAAGACGTTGTACCCTGACTTCTTGCGCTTGTCTTTCTTTACGCCATAGCGATTCATGTCTTCTCGCTTCTCTACCTCCATGCGGTCTACAAAGAATCCCTCAATAGAGAACCCCTTGACCTTGCCTGACTTGATATACTCGTTCCATATCGCTTCATTGTCCACCTTGATAGACACCATCCAAGTACCTACGGGAGCATCAAGGCCGTACTTGCGGCTCTTGTCCATCTCGTCATCTTCTACAAGCCACGACTCTACAACATTGAGTCCACGAATCGTATGCTCGTGTTCAAGGGTCATGTTGGCTTGGTTGCCAAATGATAAGAATAACTCCATAGCCTTACGCACGGTGGACTTGCTGAAGTAAACGTAGTACTCTTCTCCTTCAGCGTCTTTGCGGTAGATAGGCTTGTCGGGGATAAGGGCCGCACCCATGACGATCCGCTTGTCATCATCGACCTTGGCGAAGTGTGCTATCTGAGCATGATGCTTCAGAGCGACAAAGTCGGACTCTATGGCGGGAAACTCCACGAGGCTTATCGCGTCGATGCCAAACAACTCGGCATCATCGTCAATCACTAGTTCTAGTATCTTCATCCTGGTAGGCTTGCTTGGTCTGAAATGAGTTGGTCTTGTTGTTGTGAGGTGGTGACCTCGTTGCTCAACACAAAGGCTTGAAGGTTGGTGCTTGCGCCATCGCCCAAGAAAGATAGGTCAAGGGTAGGGGCCGCACCCGTCCCCGTATTTGTACTCCCTCCTCCACCTCCTCCAGCCGCTGAGTCTGATACGCTTGCTGGTTCGGCAAAGGGCATAGGCGCGGGAGCGTCAAACTTTTGCTTCTTGATGGCGGCCACTTGAGCGAGGCCACTAGTCACCGCAATACCAGCAGCGATACCCGCCCTGATAGGACTTGTTGGGTCTCCCGGTATCAGTTGAGATGTGAAGGCTTTAGTTGCACCGAGGTAGGTGGATATGAGTGCTTGTGCAATTTGCAAAGCCTTCCCCCTGTTAAATGCTCTTTTTTGTGCCTTGGTCTCAAGGGCTTGTTCGTCATTGAGCTTCTTGATGAGAGCGTTCTTCTCAGCTACATTCTCGGTCTCATCTATTTGCTTTCTCAAAGCGGCCTCAGCCTCTTGGTCTTTGATGCTCTTTGAGCTGAAGGCTTCATTCAACGCTTGCAATGCGCTGAGACCCTCCATCGCCATTTGTAACTTCTGCTCCCTTTGCTCCCTTTCGGCTTGTTTATCAGCCAAGCGGTGAGCATCCGCCATCGCTTCAAGCTCGGCTTGCTGGGTGGCTAGAAGTTCCGTTGTGTCAAAACCATACCTATCGGCTTGACGTAGTTGCTCCTCATAGTGTGCGGCTAGGTCCGACAACTCTTGGTCTTGCGCGGCCTTGCGTATGCTCTCTTGGTCTCCTAGTAGGGTCGCTCTAAATGATGCCAACCCCGTCTCTCGGTCTTTTTGGGCTTGGGTGAATGCGATCCGTGCATCTTCCAACTCCCTCTCAAGACCTTGCGTCTTGGTCATCAACTCGGTTTGGAGACCTAGCCCCTCCTCAATGATGGCTTGTTGTTCTATTTGCAGCTCATTGATTCGGTTCGTCCTCTCCTCACTCTCCCCTTGAATCTCCTGCTCTTGTCTCAGTAGGCTTATCTCGCTCTCAATTAAGCCTTGACGCTTTTGCCTCAACTCCTCCTCTTGGGCCGCTGCCCTTTGAGCCGCTGAAATTCTTTCTTCTATCGAGAGGTTGAAGTCATCTGACTGCCTCTTCAGTTCTTGTATCTCAGCCCGTGAGGTAGCTTGCTCAAGATTCAAATCTCGTTGGGCATCTCGTAGCTTGATGAATTGGTCTGCTAGGTCTACCGCTGCGGTTCCATTCTCAACCATCGCAGGGATGACCTCTTCTTTGATAAACGTGGCAAGCTCAACAAAAGGCTCTTTCAGTTTCTTCTTGTTCTCCTCTTGCTTGACTACAAGGTCAGCTAGTCTCTCGTCAATCTCTCTGACACTTTGCTTTATCTCTGAAGCATCGCCCCCAAAAAACTCCTTCGTCCCTATGGCCGCTTCTAGAGCCGCCCTCTTGATGTTCAAGAAACTCTTTACCAAAGGATTGACCGCAGTATCAACAAGGGTCTTGAGGTAGTCGCCCAACTCAACGAATTTCTCATTCAACTTCTCAAGGGCTTGCTTGGGATTGTTAAAGGCATTGATGAGAGTGTCACCCAAAGGCAAGACGAGGTCAGCAAGCACCTTGAACGCACCACCGAGAAACGCCATGGCCTTCTCAACGGCATCGGTCACGGGCTTCAACTCCATCAACTTAGCTACAAGCCCACCAAAGAGAAGTACAATCGCGCCAACACCTGAAGCTATCATAGCCTTGCCTAGCAGTTTGAAGCCAACCTTGCCAAGGTTGAGAGCCTTACTCAGACCGCCAAAGCCCTTCTTCCCTTTCTTGCCTACATCACCAGCCTTGTCACCAATGTCCTCAAGTTCTTGTTTGACGTTGTTGAGTTGCTTGGTGATTTCACCAGTCTCCATATCGACCTCAAGGGTCATCACCTTTTTTGCGTCAGCCATCAGAATAGGTCAATCAGTTTGCACACGATCCAAAGCACGGCCATAGCATAAGCCAAAAGAAAGACTCCCGTAGCTAGATAGTCTAACCATCGTGGCACGGTGTAAGGTTTCTTCATAGGTTCTGCATCGTTGACCATCAGGTCAATCGCTTCCATGATATAACTTCTCTCCTTCATTTTTCTTACGATGTAGGTGGTAGAAACACCCCAGCGGTTGTGCATCGAGCATTGCCGCCAGCCTTGTCAGGTTTGAAGATGTACCCATACTTCTCACAACATTCTTGATTGCCAAAGTCAGTCGCTGAGTTGTTAAAGGTTATGCTTCCTGAGCTATTGACTCCCGTTGGGGTGTCATCGCAGTCAGCTACATTGGTCAAGATTTTGATGAGTTTAACACTAGACGGGGCAACCTTTGTGGCATCAAATCCGCTTATCTCAAGGACTCGGTAGTACGTCCCCTCTATGTAGATTTGGTCGCTGAATTGAAAGTCTTGTATGTCCTGACTAGTCAAGAGCATCTTGCAAGTGAGAAGCCTAGCATCTGAGGAGTACAACTCGTTGACCAGCCCTGACCAATACGTCTGATAGAGCGTATTGAATGGGTGGCCGTTGTTTGGTATCATAGGAAACTCAAAGCCATAATTGAGGTCAAGGCTTGTGATGGTAGGTATCTCATCAGAGTAGTTGCTAAAGACGGGGAAGACCGTAGATGCCGCAGGACTACCCGTGTCCCCCAATACCTGGTAGCTGCCATAGACACTAGATACCCCATTCCAATAGGCTAGGCGAGGCTTGGGCTTGGCAACCCCCGCACCGCTGGCCTGAATACAACGATGAATCGGGTAGGAGTTGTCAGGTATCAGGCTCATGGTATGTGGGGCAAAGCCGTCTTGACTCACATAGTCCCCTCGGCTGAAATCGTTTTCTAGGTCAAGTATCTCCATATCTCCATACACCCTCCCTAGTCCACGTTGTATCGCATCGTTCAAGAAGTCCCCACCCTCAGCATGGGTGAATTTGTACTTCGAGGACTGGATATCTGCCGTTGGCTCTATGACGATGTCACTAGTGAAGTCAATCTTGTTGGTCCAATCCTTTTTAGTCCCTGAAGCTACATAGTCTTGGAAGGGTTCAATCTTGATTTTGGTAGCATCAAGAGGGTCAGGGATGAAGACTAGGTTGAACATTTTTTGAAGAGAGGAGACGAAGTCAATTTGCTTGAAGTCAGGCATATTGAGAGAAGTGTCAACGGTGAAGCCGCTGACGGGATCGGTCACAAAGTCGATATTCATAAAGGTCGCCCCTCCATAGGCTTGGTCTAGACCTACTACGACGGCCCCGCTTCCCGTGGTATCTACAACCGCCATGTGAAGAGTTGACCCACTAGGCATGAACAGAAAGTCAGACCCATTTTGAAAGCCTCCAATGCCTGAGATAGTGTGTATGATAGTTTCAACCCCGCTGATAGTATGCACAATTCTTACAATGCCATTGGTCACCAAAGCAAAGGCATTGATGAATACAAATTGGCTTGCGGGTGCGGTGTACTTGTAGGTACTATTGTTCCAACGTCCACTTGGGTCACTGCCGCCATCAACGGTGTCCTTGAGTTGCAGTATCTCGGCATTCATCGTAGTGGTAGACTGGTTTGAGACTAGCCCTGCCTTGGCAGTATTGTCACCAAAGTCATCACTCTTGATGAGGTCAGGCCCACCAGAGAACAAGGGCATATAGATGTCTTGGAAGGCATCAGTATTCAAGAAGGTGCTAGAGATAGAGAAGCCAGCCTCGGTGAAGATTTTGTTGAGTATGTAGTACGCTCTCAGGTATGGTGTAAACTCAGCGGCCTTGAGAGGGTCAGTTGCAGTCCATATCTCCCCTGACCAGTTGGACCCCTTGTCCATGATGCCATACTTGACGTCACCATTCAAGGGAAAAGCTCCAATCTCAAACCAACTAGAGACGAGGTTGGCTACCGTACAATCATGGTCTACCGTTGTGAGCGTGAGGTCAGAGAGTTTCTTTTGCCCTACGCTTTGTGCGATGTCTACGCTCTCACCAAAGAAGACAAGTTCAAGGTCATAGTATTGCTTCTTTTGACGTACTACCCTCTTGAGTTGTACGCTCCCTTGCATGATGGGAATGGTCTCATATGCTAGTTCTGCTCGAACCTTCTTCTTGACATTCCAAGTGGTGTTGACTAGCCCATTACGCTCTCTGACATCAGGGTAGATGACCCCACCAAAGAAGTCAAGGTTGTCCCTTGTGGCTGGCACTCGGAAGGTCTGAGAGAAGCTACCCTTTGACTTGTTTACTTGGCTGACATCGGTGAAGCGATAATTGAGGTTGATAGGCGCGTTCTCATAGAGGTCTACATCATATTGAGCAGACTCAGCGAAGTTCCATAGTCTAAGTCTCAGCATCTTGATTCTTGTGCTAGTGTGACCTCAAGGCTCACGTCAAAGATGCGGCTCTCAACTTTGTCTCTGATGACAAGGCTCTTTGTGTCCACTAGGACGGGAAGCCACTTGTCACGATCCGTCATGCCACCGACGATAGAGCTGGAGTCGCCATACCTCATGTAGACGTTGTCACTCATCATCAATCCCTCAAGCATGAAGTTGTCTTCTATTGAGAAGTTCTGAGCGCGTAAGGTGTATTTGTCCTCTGAGGTTATCTGATATGGTACGCTTGTCCTATCGCTTGGGTCGAAGGTGTATGTGGCAGCATCGTAGTTGCCTAGAGCCTTGTAGTAGGGTTTGTTCTGAGCCGTGACCTTCTTCGATGCGTTGCCATCAAACGTGAGCAAGTCCCACCCTCCTAGTCGGTTGGCATACGCTACTTGTACTCGTTGGTTCTTGATGACCCCGCAGTCTTTGTTGACTCGGACATAGAAACTCGCACGGGTAGGGGTTGCACTGCTCAACCAAAGCAAGTAGTATGACCAATTAGAAAACCTATTCGGCAGCTCAGTTGACGTGAACCTTAGCGATGCTGGAGCAAGACCCGTGAAGTGTAGCTTCTGAGTGTAGTCGGTAGCGCCTAGGGCATTGCCTCCCACGCTTGATATGACTTTGCTATCCGTTCCGAGTACTGCATCTGAAGCGTCATAGAGTTGATAGAAAATTTTGGTATCTATCCCGCTGATGATAGTATTGTCATGAAGCCACGCAATGCACCCCTCATCGTTGTCAGCAAAATTGAAGCTGATAGTTCCCGTCCCATCGCCCCTCTCCGTGAGCCACACCTTCTTAGTAGCAGCCGTGGGGTAGTAGGCCGAGAAGTCGGGGTGTAGCCCCTCACGGATTTGCTGAGAGCCATTGGTCAAGTAGATGTCCTTCGTTGCTTCATCAAGCGTCTCACTTGATCCGTCGAACGTCCCAACCTTGACACTGAATTTGGCAGTTCCTAGATGGCTATGTTCGACTACCGTCCCCATCTCGAAGAGTGTCCCCACCCCATCAGCCTCAAGGTGGTCAGTTGTCAAGAGGTCTTTTGCGATAGACGACAAGTCAAAGTGTGCCTTATTGTTGGTATTGGCCGTGAGGTATAGCTTGGCCATCTCATTCGTGCCTTGGAAGACTCTTACTATGAAACGATGTGACGCGCTGACCGCACCCCCGCTATCACTTATCGTGTAGATGAGCGATTGATTTGCGGGCATATAGGTCTGCGAGGGGGCTGAGTCGAATTGTGCTGCCATTACTTTAGGTTCGGGTTGTCGAGGTCGGTGAGGTCGTCTAGTGCATCTAACGCGATGGCATCAGCTATCTTACTCTCAAAGCGTGGGTACATAGTCTCAAACGCTTCAGAGAAGTATGCCACACCTGGTATCCCCCGCTTCTTGATGCTTTGAGCGATACCATAAGCCGCGCTCTTGAGTCGCCATTTCGTCTTCTTCAAAAACTCACCAGTCTTGGGGTCACGCAATCGGACGGGCTTGGCTTTCAGCCACTTCTCAATAGGCTTGCTTGGAGGTGCTTTGGTGGTAAAGCGATACGGGGTGTCACGCTTGACCTTTGTGCCACTCACCCCATAGTGTATGAACTTGGCATACGGCAAGGGAGAGCCAGCCTCAATCTCACCTCCTACTCTTTTGACGTAGAGGCTCTTGGCTAACTTACGGGATCGCGTAGCCCCGTAGCTCTTGTTCTTCCCTATCGTGCGAGTGCCGAGGTTCCGCATGGAAGCAAGCCTCCACTCTTCAGCAAACTCGTCGAAGACTTTGTCAGCCCTCTTTCCCATCGCTTCTCTTGTCTGCTACGATGGCATTGATGAGGGTGTCTACCCATGTCCACACTTGGATGGGTTTGGCACTAGGGATGAGGTTGACCACGACCTTAGCAAAGGCCATGAATCCGATGAGCAATTCTGCCCCGTTGGTTGTGAAAAATTCAATCATCTTACTTGGATTTGTTTTCGAGTTTTCTAAGTCTCTCCTCCAGCTCATTGATAGAGTCATAGACTTTCTGCCATCTATTGAGGGCGGCTTCCGTTGATACTGACCACTTGCCTACTTGTTGGCCGTGTTCGTCCTTTTCCCATTCGATATGCTTAGGGCTACTCATTAGCTTGGTTGAGTTATTACAAGCTCAAACGCGGTGATTTTTACCGTGTTGATGCAGTTAGATAATACGCTGAGATTCAAAAATATTGAGGTCGTCGTGAGGTTCGTGAACGTCCCATCTAGAGTAACCGCTTGAGTGCTAGGGTCTGTGACAACGAGTGTTTCCGAGAATGCCGGATTGCTTGCCGTTGACGTTATTGCTATGAGACCAGCCGTAGAGTGGGTGACCTCAAGGGTGTACTTGACCCTCACCGTCGTCCCTGATGTGAGGCCGTGAAGCTCTCTTCTCCCTAGAGGGAAATTGTGAACAAAGTGCTGAGGGCCAACTAGATTGCGATTGTCAAAGGTGAGGTCGGTGTGGGGTGCTACATTGATGACACCCGACACTAGTGACCCCGTTGTATTGCTTTTAGACTCAAGGCTTGAGGTGTACTTGTAAGTTCCAACAAGACCAGCAGTCGTCGTAGTGCCAGCCGTGTCAATCGTCACCTCTCCACTCCCGTTGTCGGTTAGTGTCCCATTGCTGACGTTGATGGTCTTGACGGTGGTGACGTCAGGCGATCCGTCAACCTCCTTGACCCTCAAGAGGCCACGCGCTGAGAAGCTCGTGTTCGTCCCCTGTGGGCTGACCCCAGTCAAGGGGGCGTTGCAAGTGTCGTAGAGATAGGGTACACCTATTGAGATTTGAAGGAGAGTGCCACTCAGTACGTTGGTCTCCATCTCTTCGAGAGGGGTGATAGATGCGCTCTCTAGCTGATAGGCAAAGTCGAAGTCAAAGATGTTGCCTCCGTTCTCTAGGTCAGCCAAGATATCTTCAGCCGCCATCTCACATTGGGTGATAGTGTCCTTCTCAAACTCCTTGCGGGAGTCCTCACCCCTTGGACAATCCAAGATGTATACCTCAAGGGTGTACGACTTGACCTTGTCAGCGTAAGAGCCTGAAGTGTACACGAGGTGGCAAAGTGGGAAGTTCTCGAACTTGTCAAGGTCTAGGTCTTCAGGTGAGCCGAAAGAGAATGACTTCAAAAAGAAGTGCTTCTCAACAAAGGTCTCAAACCTATCTACTATGTTGCTGAAGGTTATCATTGCGGTTTTTATGGGCTAGGTCGTGGAGGTATGCCAGGTGAGTCAAGACCGTCCCTAGGGGCTTCTCAGTCACCTCATTCATTTTCAAGAAGTTCTCATCGGCAAGGGAGTAGATAGCTGGATACCATCCCCACTTAGCCCCAAACTCGCTTGGGTTATCGTCTGACTCAAAGAGACTCGCAAACTGCTCAGAAGTGTCCTTTTGGAAGTCCAAAAAAAAAGCATCGCACCACCAAACAAAGTCGCTGGGGCAAGCTCGAATATCTTGTGATTCTCCTTGCTTGTGTATGGTTCGATGGTGTAGGTGTCACCTCGGTCAATCACAATGGGTCGGTAGAGCAGGGCCATCATCTTGGTGGCATTGCCATAGACATCCTGAGCGTAGGCAGTCATGTCGATGTACTCACCAAAGGAGAAGGCTTCCCAATCATTGACAAAGCCATACGTCTTGCCATCTAGCTTGAGCCTTGTGAGGTGCTGGCCTGACTCTTGTGAGCGTAGCTCGTTGAGGTGTTCGTATGCCTCATCAAGAAGCCTCTTGGGTAACTTGAGCAAGTCTTCACGATTGATCCCGCAAAGATTCATCAAGCACACTTTGTCACTAGGGCTAGTGTGAAGCGTCACCATGTCTTTGATGGTGAGGTCTTCAAAGCTATTGGGTAAGTCTATCTTCATGGGATAAAGGCCATGATGTCAATGATTGCTTGTGCATGGCGCAAGGCATTTGCGTCACGCCCCTCGCTAATCATGCGGTCAATATAGCCCATCCCTAGCCTTCTGACGTTCTCAGTACTCCTCCCTTCGATGGTTGTTTTTTCGGCATTGTACCGAGTAAGAGCGCGGGCCTCGCTCCTTGTGCCTCTTGCTGATATGAGAGAGGTGATGTCAGTCTTGAGAGCCGTCATGTCTGACACGTCTTGGGCCTTAGTAAAGCTCATTTGACTCTCATCAAGTTGGTGAGGTGAAATTCAGCTTTATCGTGCTGACCAGCAAGGAGAGCAGAGCAAGACTCATGCAAGACCTTTCTCACCTCATGGGGTGCGTCAGACATCAAAGAGGCAAGCTGACGAGCTGCCTTCTCAGTTTTGGTGTGGTCTACTCTTGATTCCTCTAGCAATCCCAATGCCAGAGCATAAGGGTCTTGAGGTGCTGGGGTAGGTTGGGTTGTTTTCTTCTTTGCCATGTCTATGGGTTTTCGTGTCTATAACTCTGATTGATTGCATCTCTTACACTAGCCAAGTTGGTAGCTTCCGTAGTTGGGGTTGGTAGCGTTAAAGGTGATGGCATACCTACTCGCATCTATAAAGTGATTGAAGGCATCTATTGGCTCGTTCAAAGGTCGTTGATTCTTGTCTTCCTTGTACTTGTAGTTCCTTAGTTCTTTGATTCCGTTGACGCTCCTAGAGGTAATAATCAGGGGCTTCGACCTCATAAAGTCGATGCCACTCCTGACCGAGTCACGACCCTTGCGACAAGGGTAGACGTTGAAGCCTTGCCCGTGGATGACATCTATACTCTTTGGCTCGGCTGAGTCAGCCACAATGTTGGTGGTCCTAGAGATGTCAGCTCCCCTCAGCACCTGACATATATCGGTATTGAGCAAGCCCGTAGAGTAGCACACCTCATCAAGGCAAAAGCCATGACCATCGGTGTAGACTTTGACGATGGCAGTTGGGTCATTGGTGTACCCAAAGTCAAGCCCCACGTTCATCAGCTCGAAGCCTTCAGGGACTTGGTCTACCTCCTTCCAATGAGAGAAGACGGTTGTACGACTCACTCCACGCTCTCCAAGGCCAAACACCTTCCAATAGTTCTCGTCTGCCTCCTTCAGTCTCTCAATCTCCTTGATGGTCTCCTCGGTCAAGTATGGGTTGTCCTTGTAGGTGGTCTTGAAGAACTGGTGGTCAGGTCGTGTAAGCACCTGGTCATATATCCAAGAAAACTCGTCAGACGGGTTGTAGTCAATGATGATGCGTTGCTTTGTCCTCAAGACTAGTTGTCTCCAGTCTTCTAGATTCAACTCATTGGCCTCGTTGATGAAGAGTATATCTCTCTTCCTACCACGCACCTTCGTCGGTTGGTCAACAGAGATAAACTCTACGAGGTTGCCAAAGAGCTTGTATGTACTCTCTACTTTGTTGTGTTTGGACGGATCGTACCACCCTTGGTTCTCAAGGATGTTAAAGAAGTCTCTCATCACCGATGCCTTGAGTGAAGGGTAGGTCTTGCGACATATCGTGACCACAAGCCCTAGGTTCTTGTTGTTCCAGCAGTTCTCTATCAAGACTTGACATAGGGAGTACGTCTTGCCGCTACGAGTCCCCCCTTGATGGACTTGTATGCGTGAGGTGCATGACTTGGCTTGGTAGTATGTCGTGGGTTGCTTCAATCCTTGTTCTCGTCAAACCATGAGGGCTTCTTGTTGCCCTCGGTGATGCTGATGTCTTGGGTCTCTACATAGCCTCGGTGTTTGCCCTTGGTCTTCAGGAAGAAGATAGTTGAGCTGGGTATCTTGTCTTTGATTTGCTGGTGCAAGCTAGACTCAGCAAAGTCGATGGCTGATTCTTGGATATCTCTGACCGACTCAGCGTAGTCCTCGTCCTCTTCAAGCCATCGGTAGTGAGTGCGTCGTGAGATGTTGCACGACCGAGCTGCGGTTGTGACTACCCCTAGTGACCTCTCTAGTGCCTCAAGAAATTCCTTTTTTTCGTGTGCCATTTGTGTTATTTGAATTGGGCCATGAGTGCCTTGAGGACTATACCCCCTATGTAGGTGTCAGACCCCTTGAGTGCGTTGACCAACTCTAGAGCCGTGTCATAATCGCTATGGTCAAAGTCAATCTTGATGCCCTGAGATTGGGGCTGAGGCTCTTCGTCCTCTTCTTGATTCCATAAGTCTATACCCCACTCATTGAGGTCGGTTGCATCCCATTCATTGGCTAGAGCATCGTAGTCCCACTCTCCGTATGATGCGTTGTCTTGGATGATGAAGCGGGGGTTCTTTCCTTCTTCCCACGTCGCTACATAGACGGGGACTTCATCGAGGCCAGCTTCAATGCAAGCCTTGTACCTCATGTTGCCACCTAGAATAGTATTGGTTGGATCAACTACGATGGGGCGAGCTTGCAGCATCTCAGGAAAGTCCTTGATGCTCTTGACCAGCTTGGCAAATTTCTCTTTTGATATGGTCCTAGGGTTCGAGGGATTCTCCCGAATCTCGCTGATTTTTGATGTAGTCATCTGCGGTTTTTAGTATGTTTCTGAGCGTCTCTCTGATGTGGTAGTCATTGACTGCGAGATTCAATAGCACCTCCCACGCTTCGTCATTGGAAACCATCACTTTGAAGTGCTGGTCTTCGCCCTTCTTCTCAGAGGTAAAGACGACCCATTCATCAGCCTGGTTGATGTATCTCTTTGCTTTCCTTGATGTCATGCTTCTTCTAGTAGGTCTTTCATCTCCTGAATCATCTTCTTGACGCATGGAGCGCACCCGCTGACCTTGGTATTTTTTCGGGTGATGGCGTTGTAGAGTGTAGTGAGTTTCTTGTTCTGCTCCCCTGTGATGCGGTTGTCACTCATCTCCTTCAGTAATGCCCTCAACTCTTTGAGGTCGCTGGGTTTGATGGTGCTTCTCCACTTGTGTATAGGGCAACTGCCTATCTTGAGATGTGTCTTGACTGGCATGATGCACCCACATAGCCTCTTCGTGGTGTTCTTGTACTTGACGCGCTCCCCTAGGCCAAGCGTCCCACATGATTGAGTAGGCTTGACGAAGTGCTTGCACTTGCGGCATATCTCAAGTCTTCGATTCCTTATTTCTGAGGTGACTAAAAGCATCCTTGATTTTATTCTTTGTTCTATGTAGTGAGGTGTGAAGCGTCTCTAGAGCGATCCCCGATTCTCTTGAAAGCTCTGAGATATTCTCTCCGTTGAGCCATAGCCTGAAGACCGTTTGGTCAAACCAAGACAAGCGGTCGGTGAATAGTTCGAGTTGTTCTCTATTGAGTGCATCATCAATACTAACGCTCTCACTAGGAATGTCATACAAAAGCTCTTGGGTGATGGTGTAGTCACGCTTGAACTTGCCTCTCGTCGCTTCTATGTACATGGCCTTTCTGAAGTAGCCATCAGGATTGCGCATGACCTTTGACAAGTCCTGTTTCACCACCCTCAAGTAGACATGATTGACTAGGTCGGACGCATCGCGGTGATACCTCCTCCCATACCTCACAAGTTGTGGGTACTCTTTGGTGAGCCATTCATCAAAGTCCTTTCTCCTCGTTGATTCTTTCACACTCGACTTTGAATATTTCTATCATCTCCCTCAGCTCGTGTACACCATACTTCTTGGTTGTCTTTGACAAGTGCATCAGCTCCTCAGCCGTCCCCTCCCCATACTTCTTGTCTAGCTCCTTGCCGAATTTGTACTGTTCACCTCCTCGAAATGCGTTGTCAAACTTGGATTGACATTGTACGTTCTTCACATTCCACCTCGTAGAGAAGCAAGCACGGCTCATGAAGTGGCCAGCATCCATCTCTTTCCAATGCTTGACCACCCCTGAAGTGAAACAAGGGGAAAAACCCCTCTCGTCTGCGACCCTTGTTCTGATGTATCGGCTGAATACTTGGTCGAGTTTTTTGATTAGCCTTTGGCGTTCCGTTGGCACGGGGTATAATATACCAACACAACACCCTAGGAACCAAATAGAAACGCCATACATTGTAGCCGATGAAACAAGTACTTCTTATTCTAGTGGTCTTGCTACAAGGCTGCCTCGCTTCTGCTCCAGCCAAACTCTATGAGCATCCTGAGCGATACCGATGCCAACTGATTTTGGAAACCCAGTGGGACTCTAGCTACCCCATCAAGACCTTTCACCATGTTCTTGAGCTTGACACCATCTACCATGACACTTGGTATGGGACGAGCTACAAGCTAGTGGCCACCGATGATCCAAATAGGTTCGCTCTTCAAGTTGTTATTGACTAACCTTTTGACATATAACACGTAGAAGAGGTATGTGGTCAACCTACATCATGGACTTCTTGTTGCTGCTCACCTCCTATGGGACTGAGTACGACCCGTCTAGTCAAGTCGCTGAGTTTGACTTCAACCATGATGGCATGATAGGTATGTATGACTTCTTGGAGATGCTTGCCCAACAACCCCCGCTCTGATGTCTACGACACCCAACAACGAATACCATCAAATTGTCAAGGCAGTCGTGTCAAAGGATTTCAAATTCATGCACATTGATGCGGGGATAGGTAGAAACGGCCTTCAACGGATCGTGACTGAGACGAGTGAAGAAGAGGTAGCTCATTGCTATCTCTATCCCATCATTGATAGGATAGTGCGGGAGGAGTTTAGAGACCTCAAAGAGATAGCCCTAACCATCAAGGTCACTTGGGTCTAGGTGTGTCTCTTGTATTGCTCTGAATATCTCGTATGCCACTTGGGGTACTATGGCGTTTCCGTAGGCTTTGACGCTTTCTCTTCTCCATTTTGGAACGCTGATAGAGTCCAACCTTTGGGGAAACCCATCATTTCCTCCACAAAGAGGGGATTCAGTTGGGAACTTTTCCCAGCCTCTTGGCTTACCAAATGATGAAGCTCGGTTGTTCGCTTGCCCCCGTCCGTTCTTTCGACTGCCGTCCCTCCTTTCACACAAGACTTCGTGGGGGTCGGTAGAAAATTCCCGTACAATATCTGACTCTTGAGCGTGATGTACTTGGTGCGATTGTCGTACCCTGCGGCTTCTACTCTCTTCCTTGTTTCTATTGGGTCTTCTGAAGTTTCTGACGTGGTCGGAGTGAGCAACAAACCATATTCTATCTCGTCGGTGGGGAGCGTTTTTGCCGCAAGCTGGAAGTATAATCGGTGAGACTTCGTACCCCTCAGCTTCCAAGTCAGCACACACCTGGTTGAATACCATATTGGGTTCTCCATTTGGCCCAGCCCAATTAAGGAGGCCACGAACATTCTCACCCACGACGAATGATGGGGAAACCTCTCGTATGACTCTAAGCATTTCAGGCCAGAGGTGACGGTCATCCTGTGTGCCTTTTCTTTGCCCTGCATTGGAGAAGGGCTGGCAGGGGAAGCCCCCTGTGATGATGTCAACTCGTCTATGATACTGAGTTGCTTGAAGTGTTTTGATGTCTTCATGGGCTATTGAATTTGGAAAGTGATGCTTGAGGACTCTTTGACCAAAGGGGTCTATCTCACAATGAAAGACGTTCTCCCATCCCATCCACTCGGCAGCTAGGTCAAAGCCTCCGATACCTGAGAAGAGAGAGCCGTGCCTAAGCATCATTTTGAGTTTTTCTACGCTCCTCCAAGTCTTTCTCGTACTGCTCTATGTCAGTGTCAGGGTAGGGGATAAAGTCCCACCTCTTGGGTGTGCTTTCAGGTAAGTCAAGAGACTTGACAAATGATTTCCACATGGCCTCTTGCTCAGGGGTGATAGGTGGTAGGTTGTTGACTTGCGCTTTGGATCGCTCATGTTGCCTCTCCATATACTCGGCACGTTCTGACTCGTGGCTCTTGAATATCTCTACCAACTCAGGGAGCTTGAGACGCTCGTACATCTTGCCATAGTACCCAGCCTTCAAGCGTGTAGTGATGACCTTCCACTCTTCGAGCTTCATCACGGGAAACTCTTCTATGAGATAGCTGACCGCTTCAATGTAGTCGCCCTCATGCCTAAAAGATTTGTTCATCTCTAGGTAGTCAACCGCATCCTTGAGGAGTGCGGTGAGAGTCATATGGACGAGCTGAGGTTCCCTCTTGTATGCGCCCTTCACATTTAAGCCCGTATCCCACGCCCTCTCAAGAGTCATCTTGACTGAGGGTGCTGAGATAGTCTCTATACTTGAGTGAATCGAATTTTTTGCTAGTTCTTTTGTCATTTTTGATGGGGAATAAGCCCTGATAGTTGTGGGCAAAACTTTGTTTGATGATAGCTAGGGCGGTGTCAAGGTCAAGGTTGGAGATTTCACCTAGGTTGGTGAGTGCCGTTTGCTCTCCTTTGAAGGTGAACTTTTTGTATCGCCTATCTCTTCTCTCTTGTAACCATTCAGCCCATGCCTTCTTGAATCTTTCATCTTCAAAAGGGAAAACCAATTCCCTTCTAGTAGATGTATTAGTACTTGGACTAGTACTTGTATTAGTAGTGGGACAATTTGACCCGTCAGACGGGACATTTTGACTCGTATCGAGGACATTGTGACCATTGTCATGGTCAATTTGTCCCGATTGATAGAGCGACCACGCAAGCCTTTTGCGCTTCGTTCCACCTATACGGATCAAACCCATCTCACTTAGCTTCTTGATTGACCTTGAAATGGTCTTGACTGACACGAACAACTCTTCTGAGATGGTATCGTTCGTCTTGTAGAACGTCTTCCCATTGCCCGTGAAGGAGTGGATGTCTGCAAGTAGCACCTTGTCAACTGCGGATAGCTTAGGGTGTAGCCAAATTTCAGCGTCTATCCATATGCCTTTGAACTGCCTTTCCATCAGGCCCAGCGTGGAGCATCAAGGGTGAAGAAGTTGTCTTGTCCTGGTGCGTAGCCTTGAGGCTCTCCGTCCCAAGCCTTGAACTTCTCAATGAGTTTGTAGAGTTTGGCCCTACCCCTATCGAGATACTCGTCAGAGATGTAGAAGCTAGTGACGTTGTATGGGGCTTGGGTCTCACAAGCAACTATCCAAAAGTCACGCAAGCCCGTCAACTCACAATACACGGCAGCTTGTAGGTAGTAGTCAAAGTTCCACGCGCTACGTTGAAACTCTTGAGGGCTACTCTCACGACACGTCTTGAGGTCTACTAGGTAATTGACACCCATCGCATCCACAAAGCCACGAAAGGGAAGGCCATTGATGTTGCCCGTCACCTCCACTTCATAGCGATCCGCCAAGGATATGAGGTTGTGGTGGTCTTGCATGACAACGGCATCTCGAACCTTCTTCACCGTCTCCCAATCAGAGCGATTGAGAAAGGTAGCGTCAGGGCTTTGGGCCGCCATCTCCTTGTAGGCTTTGGTGTTTTTTCGATGCTCACTAAGATGGTATGAGTCCTCGTACTTGTTAGGCTCTAGCACCGCGCAATGAATGGCCGTGCCTAGCTCCATAGCGGGGCTGGCCTTGAAGCCTGAGTCTATGTATGAGAGGTAATGGTTGGGACTCTTGCCAAAGGCTTTGAGGCTAGAGTATGAGAGTGGTCTACTTGGGGTCATAGTTTCTTGGTTTTTATTTCGCTTTCTCGATGTAACACCTCGGCACTCAGTTGAGTCCATGTGGTGTCACAGAGCATCACAATCTCAGGGGCGTACTTCAGCATCCCCCTCGGATTAGAGGTGTGCCAATTATACACGGTTTGAGGTTGCACCTCGAGGGCTTTTGCGCAATTCATCTGCGATCCAAACTTCTTCTTGATGAACTTCTTGAGGTCATTGGTATGTTTTGTCTTCTTCATATCTTCAATTAAAAGGCAACTCAGCCACGAGGCCGCTGCCTTGTTTGTAGTCTTCAGGTTGTGGCTCACCATTCTTGTCGATGGTGTCATATCGAAAATGCCACCCGTGCCTCTCACCGAGCTTCTTCCACTTCTCGTACTTCGCTTCTAGCCTAGCCTTCTCAATGTTGGCTCTATCCTCACGAGGGGGGATGTAGTACAAACCCTTTCGGGTTTGCGCTACTATCCCTTGGTCATACATCTCCGAGAGCCTAGCTCGTGTGGTGATGATGGGTATGCCCGTCCTTCGACTGATGTCCTCAGCATTGAAGAGGTTGTCTCCTAGAGCATACATGATGCGTTGCTCTTTGTCTCTAAGCGTAGGAATGAGGTCTTGATACGCTTGTAGGCTTCTGATACTCATACCGCGTCCCTTGTTTGAAGAAGAAGACGTGAGAGGTCTGTGGCTTGATTGAGGTAGTCCTTGTAGGAAACGTCCTCGGCACATTCGCCCATAATCATCACCGCAGTCTTCAAGGCCCAAGAGTTTTCAATTCTCTTCTGTTCTGCTGGGTCTTGACCTCTTGGGGTGAAGCTGCCAGCCTTCTTGATGCGTAGCTTTGTTCCAAAGTTGTTGGTGGTCTTGGTGTACTCTACCTCATCACCTACTCCATAGGGTGGAGACTCAGCCGAGGTGCTAGAAGCGATGCCCTCAGAGCCGTCTTCCATTGTGACCTCATAGTCATACATTGTACCTGATTGTCCTTTCCAAGTGTTGTCGGTCTTGGTTACCGTTTTGATTTTAGATGTTGCCATCGTTTTGGGTTTTGGGGTTTGTTTGTTCTTGTTCAAATGCGATACGTCTGAGAGTGGTGTCATTCCCATACTTGATGAGGTCATTCTTGACACGTATCAAAATGTTGTCTATGTCCACCGTGCAATATGCAGAAGGACGGCCAGCCCAAAAGGTATGGGCGCGATATTGGATGTAGGTGAGCCAAAACTTGAGGTCTTCATTCTCCTGCATCAAGGTCTTCTTGCTCGTGTATGGATCGTCAGTGAAGCTCATCTCTTCTCGTTGAATGCGTCCTTGACGTGACGCTTGAAGTCGTCGATGACTCTTCTCTCGTTTGCCTTGACTACTTGAGTACTGAGCCACTTGCGCCATTCGTTGTAGTCGTGAATGGGTTCTTCAGGGTAGGAGGTCTTGAATTGTTTCATCTCTTGGATATAGTTTTGTGATACTTCTCGTGCTTGGCGTCTCGTGCCGTGTACAATACGTCCAACTCAAAGAGGCTGGATTGGAGCCTTTCCCTGTGATAGTCAACGTCTTTGCGTAGGTGCTCAATGAGGCTCTCATCAACCTCATTGGTGATGCCTATCTTCTTCTTCCAAACCTCAATGGCATCGGTAGCCTTCTTGAGTTTGTCTTGGTGATAGTTCTTGTTCCATTCTTCCCCCTCAAGTCTCCTCTCGATGTATTCTAATACGTCTTTCATAGTGTCAAATAAAAAAGGGAGAGGCTCTCGCCCCCCCCTATGGGTTATACTTCGTAAGTCTTCTTTGCGCCCTTGTCCTCACTCGCCATAAAGTCCTCACCAAATGCCAAAGCAAATAGTTCCTTCTTCTCAGAGTCGGTGATTGTCTTAGCTGACAACCTTTG